AAGCCCAAAAAGAGCATTGAGGCCGGGGAGGAGTTCTTTTAATAATTGCGCTCTACTTATAGCCATTATTTAATCCTCCTTATAGGCCAGTAGCAACCATGTAAGCGTGACCACCTTTAGCGATATTACTATCTTCATAAGGTGCGTTCCACTTAACGATTACTTCTGTGTAATTACCATCGCTATCAGCAGTTTCTTCAACTACATCAATGATTCGCATAGGTAAGGTTAATGTAGTAGCAATACCATTAATAGCAACTTTAGAGTTGCCAGTAGTGGTGCTACCTGAGTTTTGTACTAATGCAGCATTGTTGCCGATTGACGTATACCCAGTACCAGCAATAGTAGTACTAGATGATACAACCGCCACTTTAAATAACGCATCAGGATCATCAACAACATAAGCCTTTGCATCAGACGCTGCTGTGCTTGCGGGCCAATATTGTTTAAAAGTTTTAGTGTTTGATCCGGGGTCAGTATAAGTACAACCCATGAAAACACCAATTACGCCAGTAGTAGCAGTCGTGCTAGTGCCTGTATCTTTTTCGAGAGTACCGTCAGCTACTCGCTTAACGACATCCCCGCAAAAGATATTTGTGGCGTAGCCCGAAGCTATTGTTATCTGCCGTGTTGAACCCGCATAAGGTTGTCCCCCGATCAAGTTGATCGGTTTTAAACCATATGGGGCATCTACCGTTGGATAAGCCATAGTTTAAATTCCTCACTTAACAGAAAGTTAATGCCTATGCGCCTTTTCCTCCACCACTACCAAAAGTTACTTTCGTAGACTTATTTTTAAATAGCGGCATACGAGGATCATCTTCGCGCATATAATTATTATCGACAGACTCTGTATTTTGTTGGGTTCGTCCAGCAATATACTCATCTCTCTGTTGAGTAAGCTCTTCATCAGTTTTGCAGAGAAGCAGCCCACCTATCTCTATGGAATCTTTAAATTGACTGTTTGGATCAGGCATTGTAAATGCTTCAGGATGTTCTGATGCTTTTACAGGTTCCCACCCTTCACGGAATTTAGATGATACGTTCTGTGGATCATTTTGACCCATAGAACTTACACGGACAAAACGGTAGGCTTTTCCATCTTCCTTGTTAATTTCGGGTAACAATTCAGGTGGAGTCCACTGTTTTGGACGTTCCTGTGTTTCACGAGAAGCATTAGCTCTCGTATTTCCAGCCCGTCCTGTTTTAGTGTTTTCCATCGTCTAGCCCTCCAATTCCATTTTTGAGCGGGCATACTGTTCAGGGGTAAGTCCTAATCTTGCAGCCACTCTAACTTCTGATTCCTTTAACACTACCCGTTTAGAGCTAGTGCTACGTTTTGCAGGAGAAACGACAGTTTTTTGTGCCTGTTCTCCACTTCCGTTTGTAGAAGGTGTTTCTTCTGCTTCCTGCTCAAACTTTTCAGGAAATCTTGTTCGCATCTCTTTGTCGATGCTTTCATAATATTGGTCTGATGTTGGGTCAACACCCGCAGCTACTAACTGCTCGTGTGTGCCAAACGCCAAACTTGTCATTGCACGATCAACTCCCCACCAACTTTTATTGCGTTCTTGCCACGCTAACGCCTTCGTATCTGCTTGAGGCTGTTGGAATGTCTGATTTAATCGTTCTGTCTCTCTATTTACACTATCTTCATGCGCTTGTAAAGCCTCTTCTGAATATTGCGGTGTGTAGGCTTCTGCATTTTGAAGATTTATTTTAGCAGAAGCTAATTTTTCAGTAGCTTCTGCTACTAAGTCAGCATCTCCTGCATCATAGGCTTCTTTATAAGTTTTCTTTGCTAATGCTAATTCATGTTCTGCGCTGCTTTTAGAATTATCTATTAAAGCCTGTTCGCCTTGATTTAAATGCTGTCTTAATAATTTGTTTTCTTCTAAGGCTTGCTTTGCTAAAGTTGCAGCATGATCCCGTTCTTTCAACGCTGCTTCTTTAGCCCTTCTTTCATCATTCCAAACTTTTTTTAATTGTTTACCTTTTTCCTTGGAATACTCGTCTAATTCATCTTTTTCAAGATTTTCAACAATTTCCTCTGGCATGGCTTTACGCCCCTGATCTTCTTCAGGCGTATCATCTACAATTTCTATTTCAAATTCAGAACTTTCTTCTTGTTGCGGTGCATCAATAACACTTTCGTTACTTTCAGTATCTTCTAATGCGGTTTGTGGCATATCTATATCCTCTTGATTTTAAAAGAAATTATTGTCTTTGAATACCTCTAGGGTCTTCAATTACTGCTTCTACAGAATCATCATTTATAATCCTGAAAGCCTTACCATGGATATGTATTCGTGTGCCTGTATGTGGTCTTACGAGTACAAAATCACCTTTTTTACACCACGGGCCTGTGGGAAATTTGTTAGTATCTTGGTAACAATCTGGGCCTAATTCTACTACAAATAGTACGGTTGCCAAGATTTCTTCGTTTTTCTGGGTTTCATTAGCTTTTATTAACCCACTATCAAACTTGTCTTCTATATCAGGAACCGCGCAAAGGATATGATATCCCTGTGGTTTAGGTAGTTGTGTAGCTTTTTTCTCGTCTAAATCAGTTATTTCTGCTGTATCATTCATTTTCTGCAAACCTTTTTTGTAAGTCTTGTAGATATTCTCTCATTGAAAGTAAACCATTTATTACCCCGCATATGTATTTATATTCGGAATAGTCCTGAATACTACCACTACTTAGCTTTTGAAGTAAAATATTATGTTTAGTATCAATTTCATCAACTACCAACTGATATGCGTCCATCTACCCCCCTTCTTCTGGCGTTTTGTTTGCCATGCCTGATAACTTTTCATTTAAATTCAGCCCTAATTTAGCCCCTTCTATGGCTTGTTTAACCTTTAGAACTTCGTCTTCTTTAGCTGCATCGGCTAATATTTTAGCTGAAGATTGTTTCTCTTGGGACTGTATACGAGCCGCTTCTAATTCTAACTGAGCTTGTTTAAGTTGAGCATCTGTCTGATCTTTAGCTGCTTTACGTTGTAACTCTCCCTGTTTAATCTGCATCTCTTGTTGCTGCATTTGTACGATAGGATCTTGCGCTTGTTGTGCTGCTTGTTCCTGTTGTACTTGCGCTTGGTTTTGTTGTAGTAACTGTTCAGACGCATCGGCAACCAGACGCGATAATTGTACTTCTACATCTTCTGGTAATGGTTCATCTGGTGGTGGTAACGGTACGCCTAACTGTTCTTCTAATTTAGCTCTATATAAAAACGCAACGTGTTCTGCAACGTGTGCTTGTCCTGCTGCGGCAACAGCTTGGGCATTAGGGTTCTGCGCCATCATTTGTGCAATGTAAGGATCTTGTGCTGCGTTCATATGTACTTTAATGTGCGCTTCATGATCCTGATAGATAAATGCTTTAACAGGTTTGCCTGTTAATATATCCATGTTTTCAGAAACTGGGTCAGTTGGTTTCTGATCTTCTTCTGATGGAATTATTTTATCTATGTTTTCTATTCCGATTGTATCTAGCATCTGTTTGTGTAGTTCTGGAACGTCATAGATTTGTGGCGCACTTGCTGCAAGCTGCATCACTGTTTGGTACTGCACAACTTTTTGTGCCATTGTTGATGAGTTAGGATTCGCAACAGGGATCACTTCAACCATATCATAATCAGCACGTTTAACTTGTGGTGTGCCTTTGCTTGGTTCATACGCATACGAACTGGGTGTGTCATCTTTAATAATTTTTGCAAGCAACTGAAACTCTTGTTTCATCGCTGCATAAACACGAGACTGTACTGCTGACATAACTTTCAGTGTACGTTCCAGTATAGCAAGCGTTGTACCTACAGGAGACTGTGAAGACATATCACTAATTTTTAAATCAGCAATAGAAGCAAACCGCCTACCTTCTTCAACAATACTTTGCATTAACGTATATAAAACCTGACTGGGTTCTTTGTAAGGCAACGGCATGATGTTTTCTTTTAACGACCCACTTGGGATATCCACATCACGAAACTCTGCGGGTTGTATGGGAGTGTCATCTCCTTTAACACGCATCCCTTTGGTTTTAAAACCTCCGGGTAGGTTTGCCAGTGTTCCTGCGTCTACTAGTTGTCTAATTAATGATGTACCTGATTTAGCGAAGGAACCTAACAAGTGAACCAACCCGAAAGCATAAAACCCAAACCCCGGAATGTACGGATAATGAACAAAGTGTTGACGCTTTAATTTTTGTTTATCGTCTTCCAACCAATTACGTCTTACTGCTAACACCGTGTTTGATGTGCGTTCTATCGTTACAATGTAGGGTAAAGCAATACCTGTAATCTTTCCTTTCTCATCCTTATCTTCATAACCTGATATATCAAGGTCTACATGAAACTCAAGGATTTTGTATCTATCATCGGAAGATGCGCTAAACCCCATGTTTTCCGCTATTTTCTTTTCTATTTCATCCAGATATCCGCCTTCAGGACTGTCTAATTCTACATCTTTGTAAAATCCAGACACTTGCAGTTTACGCACTTCATTTTCTGTTTTACGCATAACGTGCGTAACACGTTCCGCATCATCCAGACTACTTGCGCCATATGGTACAACCATATCTTCAGCAGGAATGTAAATAGACGCAGGGCGATCAGTAGATGGATCGTAATACACTTTCTTAAACGCATTACCTGCAAGACCTAAACCCCACAACATCCGTTCATGTTCTGCGCGATACTCAGGCATTTTTTCCTGAATATAATAATTCATATTTGCAGCAACATTAGCGGCTGCGGCTTTGTTCTCTTCTGTTTCTTTTCCAATGATTTTTGTTTTAACAGGGCCACCCGCAGGTAAAGTTTCCATAACGGTTTCTGATTGAAACTTCACTAACGCTTCTGATAACAACGGATGGTAAACACCACACGCTCCTGACCACGGCTCAGTACGGTCTTCTATTTTAAGCCCTAGCAATTCCATACCGTCTGCGTAAGTTTCTAACCAATCCTTACGTGCGCTAAGATCCCCTTCAAAGTCTTCCATCAAACCTGAAGCTATTTCAGTTAACAAATCTTCATCCATATCTTCGGCAAGGTTGTCATAAAACGGATCTTCTTTTTCAACTAATTCTATTTCCATGACTGAAGCTAACCCACCGTCAGGTGTTTTTTCAAACTCCATAATTGTTGCCGAGTCACCTTCGTTCTCAAGTTCTGCAACAGGTCTTCCATCAGGAAGTACGATTTCTAATTCGGGCATATTTTTATTCGCCATAATTGCTTACCTCAATAGTAAGATGCTTTATTCGTGTACTGTCTATATGAACGATACTCTTTTGTATCGTAATAATCATCGGGTTCATCCATTGATGTACGAATGTATCCCCCTTTTCTAAATCTCATTAACGCCATTGATGTGGAATCCACATAGTCATCATGTTCCCCCGCAGGGAAACTTGCAATCTCTTCGATAACTTCTTCCGCCCATCTGGTTGGTGGATGCCATACCCTCCCTGATGCAAAAATATCCGACACAGCATTTAAACGGCTAATCTTATCGTTCCCTTTAGTTGGTGTAAACTCCTGTACCGGAATACCCATTGACCGTAGTTCATAAATCAATGGCGCACCACTTGCTTTTTTCTCGATAATAATGCTATCCGGTTCCCATTCCTTATACTCTTCCATAACAGTTCGTTTTAATTCAGGAAACTCTAATCTGTCACGGTAGGCGTTCAGTAATATAATGTTTGCCTGTGGTAATCCCTGCTGTAACTTAACCCGTTGCTCTTCAGTTTCACTTTCTATCTCTACCGCAGGTGCGCCCGCCTGATAAAATACACCCCATACGGTGCAAGCACTGTAGTCAGCCCGATTATTCTTTTCAAATGCCGTATCCCACGACATTAAAACAAAATCACACGTTGGGGGATCTTCTTTTTCCCAACATTGCCACCAATCCCGCTTCACAATAGCACTGACTTCCGAAGTCGGGTCTTGCTGGTACTGTGCCATCCATTTAGCGTGGGGTAATTCGTTCCTTAACACACTTAATTCGTCTAATGACCAAAATTCAGGCCAAAGTGCGTTGCCAGAGGGCATAATTGCGGGAAATTCAATGATTTCCCACTCTTCCCCGTCCCTTTGCATGGCCGATTTGACCACTTGACCCGTTAAATCCCGTTTACTCCACCGTGTCATCACAATTACGATAGCCCCTCCCGGTTGTAGACGCTGACGGGGGCCAGATGTGTACCATTCATGGACTTTATCGTAGATTTCAGGGCTATGTTCGGCCAATGTAGCCTCTTGTTCACTGTGTGGATCGTCAATAATGAGCAAATCTGCCCCTTTACCTGTCACCGCACCGCCTACCCCGATAGCAAAGTAGTCCCCACCCTTCGATGTGTTCCATCTTCCGGCTGCTTTTGAGTCAGCTTGCAGGGATGTATTGGGAAAAATGTCCGTATACTCCTCTTTTCCCACTAAATTACGCACTTTTCGGCCAAAACCTACCGCTAATTCGGCTGTATGGGAGGTTTGTATGACTTTTTTCTGCGGAAACTTGCCTAAAAACCACGCTGGAAGCAGATAAGACGCAAATTCTGACTTGGTATGTCGTGGCGGCATATTAATAATCAGCCGTTTACACTCTCCGTTAGCTACCCTCTCAAAGGCCCGCGCCATTTTTGCGTGATGCCTACCTGAAATAAACTCAGGCCACATTTTCTTTACAAATTCCAAAAAGTCTTTCTGTGCTGTCTCTTTACTGAGTAATTCTTCAAACGTAGCAAGTTCCTGTAAAAGGGAAATTTGTTCTTTTTCAGATAGTTTAGGCAGTATTGTCAACAGATTATCTAAATCTTCCTTAGATAGCTTGGGCGCAAGTGTACTGGTCTTGTTATACGGACGGGTTTGTTCAGCCGTTGCGCTCATTATTTAACCTTACGGTATTTCCTAGTTTTCTTCGCAATTTTCTTGGGTTGTTTCGCAACCTGTTTACCTTGGGCTTTAGCTTTTCGTTTTGCCTTGGTGGTCGCTGCGTATTCCTTGGCAGAAAGAGCTTTTATTGCTTTTTCAGGTAAATACCGTTCCCCTGTCTCTGAAGATTTTTTACCTGACTTGGTACGCCATTTCTGTTTTCCCCAAGCCTTTAAACTACGTTGGGACTTTTTAAGTGCCATTCGGATGTATCCTCCTGTATAGCTCGTTCCTTCGTTTCATAATATCCTGTATTTCGTAGTTACCTGCATCCCGATTGTAATACCCCTTACGCATTAGTTTTTCAGAAGCCTTACACAACAGGCTTAACCGTTGTACAAATATCATGGTATACACTTCGTCTATATCGGTTTCAAAGTTTCCATCATCCAGAATCTGATTAGTTTCATCTTCTGGGTGAAACCCCATCACATACAAGTCCCGATCCCCAAAAAAGTCTGCCGATATACATTCGTTCAACCCTTCCAGATAACTATGAAACCTGTATGCGTCTACATCGTAATCAAAATCCACTACGATAATTAACTCGTAGTCATCATCATACTGTGCAAGGGTAGTGTAGAAAGGAGTTGGATCACCATCGTATTTAAACTGGATATCCACTTTGTTATCCGCCCACGCCTTAGATGCAAACGGACACGCAGGAAAATCATTATAATTCTCGTTAGGTTTTTCTAACGCATAGGCTGACCATTCACGAATTTCTTTCGCTACACGGTCTTCAAGATTTGTATCCACCACCTGCCTTCTTATATGCGCGGGCAAGTTTCTGCGCTTTTCGTGCGCTCCACTTACCAGCCGCAGTTCCCATTGAGCTTTCAGCTTTTATCTGTTTGAAAAGCCTTTCCCTCAATGCAGGTTTAGTATAGTTACCCGCCTTGTTTACCGTAGATTTTTTCTTTTTCTTGGCTACCATTTTACTTTATCCGCCCAATAAGCTGCTGACATTTTACCTCTGGCTATGTTCTTCCCATGACGGGCTTTGAACGACCTGCGTTTTGCTTTCATCCTAGCTGACTCCCCTTTCTTGGGCGCACCAGCCGTACCTTTTACTGTCCCTACCTTCTTACCCTGTTGCCCAAACCGTATGGTTTTTATCTTATCCCCTTCTTTAGCGACAACAATGTGAGACTTCTTGGGGTGATTCGGGGTACGTTTGGGTTTGTTAAACCCACTAACCCCTGCCCTAGCTAGTCTCGGATCTCTCTTCGCTGCCATCTGGCTCCTCCTCTATCACTTCCAATGTAGGCACTTCCTCAAACTCT